CTCTCAGAAAGGCGCTGAGCACTGGTATTGGATTCTTGATAAGTTCTATCCGTCCGATATCATTGAAGACCTGAATCGTCGATTGGCCTATTACCTAGGCGCTGATAAGGCATGTTGGAATATCGATCACGTATTCCGTCCTCCTTATACCCACAACCATAAGCCTGAACGCAGAACCAAAGACGGTACGCCGCCTATGGTTACCATTGCACACTTCTCCCGAGTAGTGCATTCTCCCACAGCCTTTGGCGACTTGCCTGCCGTTAAGAAGCAGATCACCGAAATGATTGAGTTCGGTGACATTCCCGCTATCAGCGACGTGCTGGCTAAGTATCCGTGGGATAACGTCCACCTTGATATTCTGAAGATGGATAAGAAAGCATTCTGGAAAGATGCCTCCGGTGATTACGAAAACCGTGGCCTAACTATGATGCGTCTTGCTTACTTCTGTGCCGAAGTAGGTATGACAGATGAGGCTATGTATGCGGTCATTAATGACTGTGACGAACGTTGGGAAAAGTTCGTAGGTAGGCACGACCGAGATAAGCAAATGGTAGCGTTCATTAATAGGGCTAGGCTTAAATACCCCACAGAAGTCTTCGCTGTGGAAATGGCTCAGGACGATATCAAGCAGGTCTATACGATCAAGGAATTCCTTGCGTCAGATTTCAAGTTCGACTGGCTTCTCGATGGGTTGATTACTAAGAACTCTATCAACTCTATTTCATCCCGGCCCGGTGTCGGTAAGTCCCGTCTTACCCTTCAGCTTGCTAAGTGCCTTGCTTCAGGTGAGGACTTCTTAGGCTTCAAGAATCTGGCCGGTCCTATGAAGGTGATGTATCTATCACTCGAAATGGGCGGTCCTATCCTGAAATACTTCGTGCAGTCATTGGTGGAATCTTCCAGCATGGACATAGACGAAATAGAAGAACGGTTCCTCTTGGTCCCACAGGGAGAGCCTTTGGCTTTGGCTAGTCCCGACGGTGCGTTGTTCTTCGACTATCTGTTGGAAAGTCACCAGCCTGACTTTATGATTATCGATGCTATGTCCTCACTATCTCATGAAGAGATTGGTGAGAAGGTGGCTAAGCAGATCATGGGTAAGCTGAAGTCGGCATTGAATAAGAGCGGTATCACTTTCATGCTGATTCACCACAACAAGAAGGGGAGCGAGCTTAATAAGAATAGCGCCCCGACTATCGACGATTTCTACGGTAACACCTTCGGTACCACAGACTTCGCCAGCATGACAGCCCTGTGGAATCCTCCTAATAAGAGGTTCACAGAATTTCACGCCCTAAAGACTCGTGTAGGCGCGAGTCCCAAGCCTCTTATCTTGAACGGTAAAGATCAGTTTACCTTTGAGATTGAGACAGAACAGGAGTCCACCAGTGACGATAACAATGGGGAAGAAAATCCCCTTCAGCAATTTGGCTTTGGAGCAATGGGTTAACCTTATCGAGAAAGCGACGATCGTTGGTTTCGATACAGAGAATCAAGGACTACGGGTTTATTCAGGTGAAGATAAGAACCTTGGGTTCTCCATCGCCTTTGAATCAGACTTCGGAGTTATTAAAGGTTACTTTCCCTGTAACCATATCAGGGGCGAGAACCTTGAAGAAGCTGACTGGAAAAAGATTCTTGATCTGGTCACGCGGAAGGTACTTGTTCTCTACAACGCCGTCTATGATCTTAGTGTCCTCCGACAACTCGGATACGAAATAAAGACATTCTTCTGCGCGCAGAGAATTGACCACCTGATTAACGAAAATCATCCCGTCTATTCTCTGGATGCAAGTGCTAAACGGTGGCTCGGCTATGAAGTCAAAGAGAAGTCACCTGAGTTTGAATTGGCAATGCTGGCGTGGGGTTGGGCAGGAATGTCTTCTGATCTTATGTACCACTACGCACAGCAGGATGCCGCCGGTCACCTTGAAGTCTTTCTTGCAGAGACTAAGCATAAAGAATTCCGACCCGAGCTTGTTAAGTTCTGGAAGGATATTGAAGCGCCTAATATCAATGTTCTTTCCAAGATGCGGTCTTATGGTGTCCGTATCGACGTGCCGCGGTGTCGCTTTGAACAGCTTAAAGGCGAGCAAGTTCTGGTTGAGTTGGAAGATGATCTAGGCGGTAAACCCAGTTCATCTATCTGGCTTAAGAAAACTCTTCTGGACGACCTCGGACTAGAGCCTCAGTATAAAATTAATAAGAAGGGTGAGAAACGAATCACCTTTGACAAAGAAGCCATGAAAGTTTATGAGCTTCAGCTTGAAAGGGTAAGTGCTGAAAGTGACCTTGCGAAGAAAATTCTCGAATATCGAGGTTGGCAAAAAGCAGTATCTGGTTACTATATACCCTATCAACGATTCGTTGAGAGTGATGGACGTCTTCGTGCTGAATACAAACCCCACGGAACCGTTACCGGGCGATTCTCTTGTGCTGACCCTAACCTGCAACAAATCCCTAAAGAAACAAACAAACCGTGGAATGGAGCGGTTAAGTCTTGCCTTATCCCCGCAGAGGGATACAAGCTTTGGGAACTCGACTACAGTCAACTTGAATTCAGATTGGCAGCTGCGGCGGCTAAAGAGGATTCCCTACTCGAAATCTTTAACGACGACTCGCGGGACGTTTTCTCTGAAATGGCGGCTAAGCTTGGCATGGAGCGAAACCCTACCAAGACCCTCAACTATACCATCCAATATGGTGGCGGAGTTGGCCGAATTAAAACTGTTTTTGGAGTCACAGCCGGTAAAGCAAAAGATATCATCGATAACTACTATGACACCTACCCTAACCTAAAGGCGGCAGGTCAAGCCTATGGGCGACAGGCTAAGGTCAAGGGATATGTAGATATCTGGTCCGGTCGGCGTAGGCATTTCCGCTATCCGAAGGATGAATACTATAAGGCGTTCAACTCTTATATCCAAGGCGGCGCTAGTGACTTGGTAAAGATGGTAATGAATGATTGCGACAGGGAAGTGAACTGCGACGATAGCCGCTTACTTCTTCAGGTTCACGACTCGCTGGTATGGGAGATTCGTGAAGGTATGGAAGATCAATTCCTGCCACAGATAGCAGAGATTATGACACGTCCAAATTTCGGAGTCCACCTTGCGGTGGACGCACACAGTTGGGTTAAATAATGAACGTATACTCTCGCGCCAGCGAAAAGAATCCCGCACACGCTATTCACATGTTTGACGCGGTAGGCGTATTCAATGCCAACTGCCCTGATTGCCAGACGCAGGCTAAGGCCATTGCCCGGTATATCTCCCCACAGCTTGTCGCTCTTGTTCTTCAGGATAAGAAGGACCGGGAAGAGCGACTGAAGAATATCGACGATACTGTAGTGAGGCTCCAAGCCGAGAAGGAACAGATCAAGCTCGATATCGAAAGGGGCTACGGTAACGATGTAGCAAAGCAGTCGGGCGAAGCTGGGACCTCATGTGCCTCATGCAAAAAGACTATTAGATTTGAGCATGGCTTCCCTAAAGACTTTAACACCTATACCGACGGTCGTGGCCGCTATTTCTGCACCGCTAAGTGCTATGAGGAGAGTCCAAAATGAGGGTCTTATCAGTTGACCCCGGTAAAGACAAGGGTGGCCCTAAGTCGGGCTCAGGCTGGTGTTATCAGAATCCCGAGAAGGTCCTTCTGTGGGGGGATACCCAAGACCTCGCCGGATTCCTTATGGCATGGGACTTTGAGAAAAACCCTATCGATCACGTTGTCGTAGAGGGTTATAAGATTCGTCCCGGCCAAGAGTCACAAAACGTCGGTATTCCGCTTATCACTGTGGAGAATGTTGGTAAGGTGAAGTTCTTCGCTCAGATGCGGAACATTCCCTTTACCGAATACATGCCCTTTGATAAGCGGAAACAGCAGGCGGCTACCGGGGCTAAGATCACCAGTAAAACGCCTAAAGATCAAACGCACCGGATCGATGCGTATAACCACGGACGCTGGTTCCTTATCGAACAGAATCTAAGTCCCACAGCCCTAGAGGCCATTCTATTCGCGGAACAGGGAATAGAGTGGAGGAAGGTAAAGAAGTAATGGCTGACCTAATGAGCAATATCTATCTTAATCCCGAAGATTACCGGATCGCGCCTGATCTGGAGATATCTCCCAGTGACTACCACAAGAAGATACGTGATGGAAAAAGAGCCTGGCCTACCCAATACAACGTATATAGCAACCCGCTGGGGATCAGGTTGGGCTCTTTTACCAGTGAGCCTCTTGCACAAGAATTCGTCTCTAAGAGGATCAATCCTAAACCAGTATCTCCCCGCGTCTATGCGGATATATGTCGATGCGGTAGGTGTGGACCTGCTTGGGATTACATTAAAACAGGGGAAATCGTTTTTGAAAGGTGCGCTAACTGTCTAATGCCAATGCGGCATGACGTCATGTTGGCACTTAATGCACCGCTGACAAAAGACTTTAACCTCGACGACTTCTTGGAGATGTTCTAATGAAAGTAAAAGACCTCATTGCGAAGCTTCAGGAATTCGATCCCGAATTGACGGTTGTAATTCCTGATAGTGAGTATGGCGATACCACGGTAAGCGAAGTGAATATCGTCAAAGATACCTATGTCTACTGGGATAAGGCAACGACACTTCAACTCAGCGGTAATGATCTGACTAAAGAAGATATCGACCCGAAGTATTTCTTCCCACAGGAGCGGTCTGCGCCTCGTGCTGACGGCTTTATGAAGGGATATCAGCGGCTACTACAGGACGTGTTTACGGATCAGCTAAATGCCAGCCTGCATCCGTCTTTCTATAAGGGAACCCCGCCAGCAAAAGACGGTGTAGTTACTTTCAAGGTTATCAAAGGGGATAAAGAATAGTGGGCGCTGTAGACGATAAGATTGCGGAACTTCTCGCTAAGCACGGTGTTAAGAAGGAAGAGTTCGATATCCTTCCAGACGAAGAGGAAAAGAAAGACCCCCCTGAGCGAGTTCGCTTCAGGGGGGAGGCCGTTCTCTACGCTTTGGAATATCCGCTGAGTCCAAGGGTGACTAAGCGATGTAAAGAATGCAATGAACCTTTCTTGACTCTTTATAAGTCTGTGGGATACTGCGGTAATGAGTGTGCGATCATTCATTTGAGAAAACACTTCGGGATTACATGGCGTCCTAGTAGGGACCGCCGTAAAGAAAAGTGGGAGATTCAGGCAGAGCCTAAGACTATCCCGCTGAAAGCTCTCCAAGCGATGAAAGCGATTGTAGCCCAAGCAGAAGCTGATCTAGGATATTCAATTGCTCTACCGGAGATTCTACCATTCGTACCAAAGTCCCCTTATTACCGGAATCAGGATAACTCAGCGGCTTCGGAAGAGGACTATCGGATTTCGGTTTCGCCAGAACCTTTGGAGCGCCAGTTGGAAACGTTATCTTCTTTGGTTTCGTCAGAACAACCGGCTCTTCCTTCTTCAAATACGACTGGAAAGAAGGTTCAATCTCTGGAACCAGAGCAATCATTAGCGTCAGTTGATCTTTTGGAATCGCTCTTCGACTTCTAGTTGTGGTACCCGCCCAGATACCCCACATGTCGTGGGCTACTGCATAATTAAGGCATTCGGTAGCTACGGGGCAAGCGGCGCATATAGGCCGCGTTAGTTCCATCCTCCCTTTTGATTCATCACCTGTAAACAAACGAGGGTATTCGTTGCACTTACCCTCTTTAGACCATTCAGACCGTTTGCGTCCAGTCACCGCTGGCGCTTCCCCTATTCCCATGAGTACATCTTAACCGTGGCATAGAGTAGGCGCAAGTCAGGAACCAAGTAGTCCGGTCTGTGTCAAGGGCCAAAAACAAGTAGTCATTTGGGGTTGCGCCTGATCCCAAAGTCGTTATAGAATCAAAGGGTAAGGCCGGTAGCTCCGCAAGAGCTACCGGCCTTCAGGGCGTCTAGGGCAAGTTATCAGGGATTAGGCCACATGAGCGCCCTGCTTCGGCGGCGCTGAACTATCCACAGAGGGATCAACAGGCACCGCCGGAGTCTGGTTAGGTATCCCGTAGGTGAAGCCGTAAGAGGCAAGCACGAACAGGGCAATGCTAAGCCAACCAATCTGAGGGATATATTCAATACCCTGTCGATTAATAGGCTGTGCGCCGAGAGTTACAAAGACACTCCCGAGAAAAGCCGTAAGGCCAGAGGCATAGGCTTTAGCAGTATTCTTAAAGTGATCGTTCATTACATCAGCTTTCTAGGTCGAAGATATCCAAGCAAAGAAGCCTTGGAAAGAGTCACCACAGCACTCGTACCTTTATTACCGGCACTCGTAGCGTTATTACTTAGGGTCTTTACGAACCCATTTCCCAAATCCTGGATGATGATTCCAACATGGGACATAGGAGTATTTCCGCCAGCACCCCATACCGCAACGTCGCCCATTTGCGTCTTCTGGTTATTAGCGACTTGCTGATATACCTTTGGATCATGGTTCTGCCATATCTCCTGAGCATAACCAACCATCGGTGCCTGACCTCCGACAAACCCTGTGGTATAGAAGTCGTAGAGGTCTACACACTGAGCGCCATAAGCATGGTCATAGTCCAGATACCTATTAGTATTAGACGTAATCCATTGGGCAGAGCCGTTTCCTGTAAGAGTAGGCGAACTTCTCGCACCCTCATTATAAGAGGACATAATCTGCTGTGCTCTTGCATATTGCGCTTCATAATTAGAGCCGTCACTAAAAGCACTTCTCTGGACCGCCTGAGCCTTGGCCCACGGTGTATCGCCCTGTGCCGCGCTCAAATGGTCGAAGAAGGTTCCTGCCGCGTAGTTAGGATCGAGGACCTGTCCGGGCGCTCCCCAGCCCTGAGAGGGGCGCTGTTGGAACAACCCGAGACTGTCCTGATCGCCGCCGTTGATATTCCGCAGACCGGATTCAGCGAGAGAGGTCATAATACCGATTTGGATATCGCTATCACTAAGACCTCTTGCTTTACCCGCCCGAATAATAGCCTGAGCGTTATTGGACTGTTCCCCGTCGAGCCCCTTAATAGGTCCGCTATAGCTTCCATCTGAGGACATAGGGCCGAGGTTAGACGTATCCAGCCCCAAAGCTTTATTAGCGGCATCCCGAGCGGCATTAACCTTCTGGACTTGGGTATTAACAATACCATTTGCCGCCTTACCCATATTTGCAATAGGGTCCCCGTTAAGACCGAGTTCATCGGCATTAGCGGGTCTAATTGTCGTGCCAGTAACCTGACCGGGAGTGTTAGCGATATTAGATTGTGCCGGGGAGTTATTGGTATCGGGAGCCTGTGCTTGACCTAAAGCGGGAGTAGGCTGTGCCAGCCCCCCAGTATTAGACTGAGGGGCTGGCATAGAATCAAAGTGACTCTGAGTGCCTTGCATATACTTAGATACCACAGGGCTCTTAGCGGCTGCCCCTAGACCAAAAGGGTCAGCCGAGATAGGCGTAGCCATATCTGCCACTATGAATTCCTTCGATAATCCGCCTTACTAGCGGAGAACTTTGCCTTCTGCTCTCCTACATAGGATCGCTGAGCGGCCGGGCTATTGTAGTCGGTGATCTTCAGACCGCTAAGGAAGTTAGCGATTTGAAGGGCGGCTACGTTGGATTGGTTTTCTCCGTGCATAGCGCCATTGGCAGTATCCGTTCTACCCTGACCAGTAATGTTCTTACCAGTCATTTTAGAAAGAAGTCCACCGTAGGAGCCAGTCAAAGAGTCCTGAACGTACTGGGCCGGATCAGTAATAGGCACGCCATTACTTGTTCCAGTAGCCAGATCGATAGGAATCTTTGCAAACGGACTAGCCGCCCCGAGAACTGTCTTACCCATATTAAGCTCCGAAGAACCATTCAACAATCCTCCCGCCGTAACTCCCGCTCCCAACTGGTCCATAACATCTGTTACCGGGTTAGCGAAGTTAATTCCCCACAGGGACTTACCTTCACCCTTCATAAGAGGGCCGATAACATTGTCGTAGTAATAGCTGGGCATCTGGGCATTGGGTGGAAATGGGTTGCCAAGACTTGTAGGATCGACTCCTTGAGTCTTAGCGAACTCGTAAAGCGCCTTCTGTGGGATAAGGGCGACTCCCGGCTTATTCATCATCGTGTCTACAATGCGTGGTGTAATACCACGGAGCCATGTGTAGTACATGAATGCCGGTCGAACGTACTTAGCTTCCTTTGCCGTAAAGTCAGTAGACGTAGGAATCCAGCTAAGAACCTTTTCTTCCATCGACGCTTTAAGATCGTGGATATCCTTGAACTTGCCCTTCATAGCGTGATCGATAGCGAGTGCGGTACGGCTGAAGTTATCCCGCGTTGCCGCAAGGTTATTCAGAGAGAACGTATCGTTATCAAGCACTTTATTTTGAACGTCTTCAAGAGTCTGCCCAAAGCGGTTAAGCTTAGTAGCATCAGGAGTCTGCATAAAGTCTTCTGCAACACCGCCGCCATGATGCTTAGGCATAATAGGGCCGTCCTGCATAAGCCGGTACATAGACTCATAGCTAACCTTCTGCGGTTTACCGCCGATATGAATAACAATACCGTCGCCCCTACCGTGAACCTCAAAGTTCCCATCGGTAGTGGCCTTATGCCACTGATAAGCTTCCAGAGGGTTTTCTCCGAAGGCTTTCATTTCCTTGCCATTGGCTTTCATCATGGCAATAGAGTGGCGATAAGGGGCAATGCTACTAACACCTGCGAGGTAGTTACGCATAACGTCACCCAGCGTGTTATTAACCCAGTGACCGGGCCGCACGATAGTCTGTGAAGCCTTCATGATATTGGTAACTGGGTTAAAGACGTTGTTCATAAAGCTACCGAGAGCGCCTTCGGGCTTAATCGACCTAGACTCATTCAGAACCCTGTGGATATTAGCGATATCCCGCGAAGCGGCCTTATCGTAATACAGAGTCTTCGGGAGCATATCGAAGAAGCCATAAGCCTTCTCATTAGCCGCGATAGTCTTGTTCTTGTTGATACCCTGCTTAGACCATGCCAGTAGAGCATGGCCTTCTTTCGGAACAGCAGAGCCGAAAGTGCGGGCAAAGTTAGAAGCAATAGCAAGATCATTGGTAAGGTTTACCGATACTGCGTGAGCTTTAGACAAGAACTCCAAAACGTCTTTAGGCTCTTTCAAACCCTCGTGACTCATCCATGCTCGGGAGTTCTCCAAGATAGATTTGCTTTCATCCATCTTCAGCTTGAATCCCTTGGAATCTGCCACAGCATTCCAGTGCCTTGCCATAAGGCCGTTACGGGTCATGATGTTATCCTTAGACACATCAAATACCGAGTTAACCATATTGTAGAGCTCTTTAGCGGAATCCGTGGAGGGTACAAAGCTTTCTACACTGTTGCCATTAGCCTTGATATGGACAAGACCTTCATTCTGAATCGTCTTCCAGTCTTCCATGAGTTTATCAGGATTCTTGGCAAGGTAATTAAGAACTCCACCGTGGAAGATAGACTGCATTCTTACCTGAGTGTGAAGACCAGTACCCATAGCGCGGGACATTCCCGAACCATCGAGTCCAAACTTAGTGCTGAAGAAGCTTTCAATCGGGTGAATCCGTCGCCATGCGTCCAGTGAGATAGCGCCACTGCGAACGTCATAAAGATCAGCTATCGTTTCCGGCGTTGCGCCTTCTCCGCTAACTGCGGCTTCTTCTTCACCTGCCTGCTTAGCTTCCTTTTCGGCATCATCGACATTCTTGGTATTTTCTACCTTGATCTTCTCTTCAACCTCACGGCTGATCTTGAAAGAAGTATCGGCGGTTACCTTGGTATTCGTACCCCGTACTGTGGGGGCGGCTTTAGGCGCTTCCTTAGCAGGTTCTTCTGCCAGCTTAGCAACCTTCTTAGCCACCCTAGCCGTTGCCTGCTCCGGTTCTTTCATGATCTTGGCACGATCTCTATTCATTGCGGTTTCCCACAGCATATACTTCGTACCGTCTTCAGGTCCGAGGGCGGCTTTACCTTCCTTGATAGTCTTCTCCATTTCATTCATGAAGTCGCCCATCGAGATACCGCTATTGGCCTTTTGCATGATCTTAGCGAGAGTATCTTCGCTTACCCTGTCTACCATAGCTCCCAATTCTGCACCGTGCTCTTTAGCGTTCACGATCATTCGGTTATTGAGATTCTGATAAAGGGTGTCGCTCTTAGCCCATCGGTCAGCCGTTCCCTTTAGCATTTCAAGGTATGCTTTTCGCGACTCAGCGGTGGTCTTGATAATCTTACCGTCTTCATCAAGCCTACCGGCACGGACAGCGGCTTCTACCCCAAACGGATGAACTTTACCTTCGGGGCTAATACCGGTAATACGGCCAACAATTGCGGGCGATACCCCATTAACTTGCGCGCCCTCAGCGTTCTTATAAGGACCGCGGTAGATAGCACGATCACCCGTAAAGGCGTGCATGATATCTTCACTAACCTGCTCGGTAGTTTTACCGGCCATTTTAGCCCGAATAAGAGCCTCTACACCTGTGGCAAAAGCCTGACTCTGGATATGCTTAGACGGACCTCCAAAGAAGTGAGTTTCCATATCCTTGAAGAGCAAGTCGCTAAGATCATCAATACCCAAGTTAACGCCATGCGTGGCGTTATGCGCCCTACCGAGGTCAAGATAAGGTGCGATTCCCATAGCTCGAAGGTGAGCCATAGAAGCCTGCATGGTCCGCTTATAAAGCTCCATCTTAGCAAGGACAGGCATACGCTCCCCGGTCTTTGCAAGATAAGTTTTAGCGATGCTAGAAATACCCCTAATAGTCGTACCGTGCATAGCAACCATCGACATAGTACCCCACTTATCAGGGTAAATAGCCGTACCGGTTTGAGGGTTAGCGGTATCAGACTTAGCGCCGCCGTCCATTCGGTGCGGCCTATCCTCTGCGGCCTGCGTTTTAAGGGCAGATTCCACAGCATTCTTTGGAAGATTCTCTATGTCCCTATCGTGGGCAAGAACTTCAGGCTTGAATTCAACCTCTACCTTCTCGCCGTTCTTCTTAACCTTGTACTTGATCTTAGTCAAAGGCTCGTGCATAGCCATATTGGTCTGGATAGCCCGGTTAGCGCGGTGGATAAGAGTCTGATCTAGGGGGACCTTATCAACAAGTTCCGCGGTAGCCTGATTAGCCTCTCCCACAGCTTCTCGTGCATTCTTAGGGGCGGCTTTAGCTTCCGCCTTGGCGACCTTCTGAGCCTCTACACCCGCTTTAATGCGTTCCCGGTGAGCCTTGAACTTCTCCCCAAATGCCTTAACAATCTCTGCTTTATCGGCAGATTTTGAAAGGCCAAGCTTCTCAGCCATATGGTCAAGTTCAGCCTTTGTAGCGTCATTGCGGATATAGCGGGCCATATGGGTAGCATCACCCGTAGCTTTACGCTGAGCCTTTAGTTCTTCAGGAGAAAGACTCTGATGTTCCGGCTTAATGCTGGACAACTTCGGATCATTGAAGTCGATAGGCGTACCGGGAATAGTCTCGGTAACCTTTTCATCTTTAGGAGCTTCGGTCACAGGAGCGGCTTTAGGAGCGGCTTTAGGTGCTTCCTTTTCCGCTACCGTACCAGTTCTACGAATCTCTTTCGGAAGCATATTCCAGAAAGCGTCAACAGCGCCCGGTGTCGGAGACTTTGAAGCGTTGATATATGCCTTAAGTGCCTGAGTCTTACTTAGGCTGGTACGGCCGATCTTTACCATACTCGCGTCAGGCATATTCTTTAGAGTATTAAGAGTAGCCATATGGTCAGGCTTACCGTCGCTAACAGGTGCCTTGGTATTAGGTACTTTAGGTTCCTGAGCAACTTTAGGAGCCGGGATAGCATCATTAGCGCGAGTTCCCGTATTCTTAGGAACTACGTCTCTTTCCACAGTCTGATCCAAAGACGCATCGTGTGCGGCTTTATGGTTAACCAGAACGTCAGGCTCATAAGCGGGCCTAGAGAACTTGACGTTATTCAAGATATCATTCATGTTTTCATGGTCGATATCAGCAAGAACGTCTGCGTGCTTTCCCGGTACTTCTGCCGTAGCGACGGCTTTTGCCTTGGGATCATTAGTGATCGGAGCAACGCCCGGTTCAGGTTCAGAAGCCTTAGTAAGACCCTCGGTAATAGCGGCTTCTTCTTGTGCTACTTCAGGAGTCTTAACAAAGCGGCCCGGTGCGGTAGCCGTACCATCTGCGCCCACCTTGAAAGGAACTTGTTCCAAAGCAAGAGGGGCTTTAGTGATATCAGTAGGCACAGTAGGAGCAGGAGCGGCAACATTAGCCGCCATAGCCGGTTCTTTAGGAACCAGATTAGACAGTTCATCATCCACAGAAGCCGCAGGGTTAGTAGAAGCAATAGCCTCTGCGTCTTTAGGGTTAGTCCCCTTTGCGAATGGAAAGTTGAAGTTAACAAACTTGCCACCATTGGCGGCTTTATAGTCTGCGTAGTTAGAAACTGCCTCATTCTTGGCGTTGACGAACCTATTAAGGAAGCCAGCGTTATCCGCATTGTCGGCAATCTTCTGAATCTGTGGTGCGACTTCACCACCGACTTTACCTGCTTCTTCAACCGCTGTGGTGGCGGCTTTAGCGGCAGACTTAGAGCCTTCGACAAAGCCGTCTTTAAGGCCCTTTGCAACGGCAGTTCCACCAAGGGAAAGATAAGTCGTCGGATCAAGTGCTACATCCCCGACAAAACCACCAATACCCTGAATCCACTTAGCGGCATCATTCTCACTATCGACACCAGCTTCCTGCTGGCCGTGCTTAATAACGTCCGACCATGTTTTAACATCATTGGCGTTACCAGCGGCGGCAGAAAGACCCTGACCAATACCTCTAACCGGAGCAGAGGCAATATCGAGAAAACCTCCCATATCACCCTTAGCGACCTTATCGGCACCGCTCATGATATCGTCGGCGGCATTAGCCGTGGCATATGTTCCCACAGAAAGCGCATCGAGAATCTGCTTGATAACAGGGGTCTGTGCGGCCTTACCGATATTGTTCATGGTATCAGCCAAGAAGCCGTTACCGTTCCCATCACCGGTCGAAGGACCGGTGTATTTAGGGAGAAGATTGGTTTGGGGCGCAGAAGAGCCGATAGGAGCGGCGCTATTATTCAGAAGACTTCTGAAAGCGAGGCTAGATAGCGGCTGTTGTTGCTGTTGCGCCAGCGGGTTATCGACAGCCATTTTATAAGCGTCTCGCCACGAAGGCACTGCATTACCGGCGTTATCTGCCATTTCCGTTCCTATCGGCTCTTTGTTATTGACCCGCCATTACCTGATTGGCCAGCATGGCTATGCCACTATTGTTGGGGGAGTTGTACTTACTGGCGTTAGAAGCATTCCTGATATACTGGATCGCCTGAGTAAGATCAAGGTGAGGGTTTTTAGCCATCATTCCCTTCAACAAATCAGTCTCCGTGGGTTGCATTCCTGCGGGGGTTCCTGCATCCATAATAGCACCGGAATAGGCGTTATTATAGTCTGCGGGATTCCCACCCTGAGACTGAACAAAGCTATTGGCATCCTGAATATTAGTCTGCCCGCCACTACCGCTACCGCCATTGGCGGCAAGCTTTCCTTCAGCCGTGATAAGCGCGGCCTGAGTACGGCTATTCTGATCCGTCTTGTAACGGTTATCAGAGCGAGTAAGCTCTTTATCGTACATACCGTAGAGAGCCGACATTTTACTGAGGTTATCTTGGTACGACTGATTCCGAGCCTGCATAGCGTTGTTCTGATAGGTGTTATCCACATCAATCTTCTTGCTATCAAGCTGGCCCAATACTCCGGCAAGCTGAGAACGCAAAGCGGCCTGACGTGAGGCACCTTCAGAGATAAGACCGTCAGCCCTAGCAGTGTTTTCCGTAAGGTCTGCACCGCCATACTGAAGTGCCTTATCCACAGAAGCCTGCTGAGCCTGAGAGGCATTAACAATAGCCTGAGTCTGCGTCTTACCTGCATCACCCAAACCGGCCTGCTGAATTCCAAGAGCCTGATCCATAGCTACTTGGTCTGCCATTTCTTTATGACGATCATCCTGCAAGCCCTTAGTGGCACCTGCATACATGGAGTTCAATCCGCCAACGAGATTAGCATTGTTGCTTTTCAGGACGTTATTATCTGCAAGGGTATCCTGCTTGCCCTTCGCATAGATGTTACCGATAGCCTGATTGGAGGTATTGAAGTTCGCGTTAGTGCGATCTTCGGCACCTGCAATAGCCTTCAAAGAACTGGCCCTAGCCGCATCCAAGTTCTGCATATAGGGGCCGGAGTCGTAAGGGCTCTGGCTATTCATTGCGGCAATAATACCGGCAATCATAGGATTCTGCTGGCCCTGCTGTTGACCCAAAGGATCAGCACCGGTTGTACCAGTATTAGTGGGATCAGCGATAGAAGTAGGAGTGCCGTAGGACGACTGGTTAAAGCCGCCGCTAAGAGCTTTCAGGGCGTTAGCACCGCTATCAGCGCTAGAACTACCAATATCGGCATTCCCACCGCCAGTAGCTCCGCTCATATAAGCCGGAGTTGTATACTGAGCGGGGGCCGGATTACCGGTCCCTACATAGCCGCCGCTCTGGTCCTGATTGTTATTCTTACGTCCGAACATGCTATTAAGCCAGCCGGGAATATCAAGACCGCCGCCACCTGTAGCGCCGCTCATATAAGAGGGACTATTCATTGACATTGATATCCCTCCTTAAAGGGTCTGAGACTGAGCGAGCCTATTAAGAGCATCACGCCGAGCCGCACCGATATTAGCCGTGGTATCAGTTTCCTGATTACCCCGGTTGAAGTCCAGAGTCTGCAACTGATTGCGAGTTCCCTGATCCAGATTCTGACCCTGAAGATTATACTGGTCACGGCTTCGACCAAAGTCTTGGCTATAAAGACCAGAATTAACCATGCCACGGTTGGCAAAGTCTTCAGTTACGCCACGAAGACCCAAGTCCCGGTTACGGGCAATACCATCTGTGGCATTCTTATAGTCAACGCCCATAGAGCCGCCGAGGATATCCCCGAGGTTATGGATATTGTCCATATTATTCCGAGCACCGTAAGCCTTAGTACCTGCCTGAGAGTCATAATCAGCCACATACTTCTTCAGCTTAGCCTGATACATAGCCTCTTGATCGTGGAAAGTTCCATCGAGTTCGCTGTCATGTTTACCGCTAAGGTAATCGGCTGAGTTGTAATCAATCTTAGGCTTAGGCGGAGGCGGCGGGGGAGCCGCAGGTTCTGCACTAACGCCACCACCATAGCCGCCACCAGTATCCTGAGTGGCATAATTCATATTGCCATAGGATACCGGAGCCTGATAAGTCGGAGCAGGGGCCTGATAAGCCGGAGCCTGATATACCGGAGCAAGGGGAGAGGCGGCTGGGGTATAGTCAGGAGCATATACGCCCTGAATAGGCCGCGCAATCTTAGGCGGTGGAGCATAACTTGGGGCGCTTCCGAAACCGGAATTCGACCCAAGCATATCAAATAGACCCATTATTTACCTCCTGCGAGTTGCTTCAGCTTATTCTTACGAATCATATCAGCGGTGGGCTTACCCCCGTTCTGAGCTTCGGCTTTACGCTGAGCAGGAGTTTCCTGAGCTTCAGTCATGCCGTCACCGTCATTATTAGGATCTACTTTACTAGCGCCGCCCTTTTTCTTAGCGATATAGGCGGCGAGGCCGGGATTCATAGCCATTTAATTCATTCCGTTCGGCTTGTTAAGCATCTGCAAAAGCATCTGCCTACGAGTATTGTTTTCATTATCTCTAGTAGCATATCCAGAAGTGTCTATGCCTCCCGACCCGACATGTGGGGAGTTGGACGATCCGTTATATGTCCGACTCCCCACAGCAAAGTCATTATTAGCGGAGTAATTGGTAGCTACGTTATTGCTACTTGTACCCTGCTGTGGGGTATACCCGAGGTTAGTTCCCAACTTACCGATAGATTGGTTATATCTATC